TAGCCGACACGATCACGTCCATGCCCACTTTGTCGCGCAGCTTCTTGGAGAAGTCACGACGAGTAATGTAGCGGATGGTCAAGCGATTGCCGACCGTGGTGTCATGATCGGGCTTGGTCACGCCGATAGCTGGGTGCGGCTCAAACTCGACGCTATAAGATGGCCAGATCATCGCCATGCGACTTGTCGAGAAGTTCGCACCCATGATTGTCACCGACGACCACTGGGCAACGACGCCGGGATGAAGTTCGCTCGACACGATCAACTTCTTCTTGCCACCGAGTTGGTCAGCGTCTGTGTTCCAAGCGGCTTGGCTCATCACGAGCGTCCAGTGTTTGTTGACTGCCTTGCGCCATAAATCCTGCGTGACCTTGACTTCATCATCGCCATGCGCGTTCATCGCGCGGGCTTTCACCTCGTCGTAAAACTCTGGCTTGAGGACGAGCTTCACGCCGTCATATCCCGACATTTCCTCGGCATCGAAATACTTTCGGAAACTGGAATGGTATGTCAGGCTGAGATTGCGGTCGAACTCGCTGGATACGTTCGGCACTTCGTCTATAATAAGCTGGGCCATACCGGCACCGGCGAGCGCGCTGTAGCGCAGCACGGCTTCATGCGTGACGAAGATCACATGAACCGACTGGTCCAAGAGAGCCTTCTCGATTTCGACCCTCACGTTGTCGAAGTTATCGCTATGGATCGTCATGCTTGCGATATCTGGGAAGGCGGCTTTGAAGCGCGCCGCAGTGGCGTTTGCGAGTGCGATGCTCATGCTAGCGACAACGAATTTGTCTTTGTTGCGACCGATGAAGTCGATCATAGCGCCAGTCTTGTTGCTACCGCAGCAGCCGTTCACGAAATACATTTTCATCTCTAAAACCTCGTCAAAAGAAAAGTCCGTCTGTGCCGGACTGGAAGAGCACAAACGGACGACTTTTCTTTCACGAAGTGCGAATACAGGAAGTCCCTTTGCTGCGAAGCAAGGGTCCAGTCCTGCGTCGCATTTCTATTTATCAATATACGTGTTCTGAGGGCGCATAAGCGATATTAAAATCATCAATATGTGTCCAATCTACATATGTGAGTATCTCTGATGTTCGTTCTTCCTATCGCTGTTTGTCTCTTGGCTATGGGTTCGTTCTGTCTGATATCTCTTCGGGTGCTTGGGGGTCTGTTAAGGCACATAGATTGCTACGCTGTCGAAGCAGACAGTTGGCATAGTTCGTTACGAAAAGAGTATAATATATAGTCCTCCGTAACGAATTTCTCATCCAGTCAAACTCGACGGACTTTGTCATTTAAGTGCCTTTAATGATTGGCACCCACTCGCCCAGAACGAAGACATAGCCACCACGGAGAACGACAAACGATCATCAGAGGAAGAGCAACGGACACTACGGCAAGAAAAGCCCTTGTAAGCCCCATGGAAGCCCATCCCGACATCACGACACAAAGTGTTACCCCGATGCTGTGATGTCGCTGAGACAGGCTCCTAGAGGGTCAGAGCTTGTCGAACCGAACCCTGATCCGTTGCTCAATCGTCCCGTCATGGATCACCGTCAGACCTTCGGCTTCCAAGGCGTCACGGATCATCGCGGCATCGCCTTGCCACATGAGCATCAGCTCGCCGGTCGCAACAGCGTCGGCTAAGTCCTGACCATGATACCAGACGCAAAGATCGGCATCTTCACATGGGATTGCGTCCCAACCGCAAGTGCGACAGCACTGCCAGTCCTGCTCGCACCGATAGCCGTTGATGCGGAGCCGATTGAACGCCCTCTCGACCGCCGCCGACTTGGGATGCCATGCCTCTTCCGCCTGAACCTCCATGAGCGCGATGTTGAGCATGTCGGTGAGGTGAGCCAGATTAAAGTCATCGGCCCCATGCTCTCGAAAATGAACCTCCGCGATGCTCATGATTGCCATATTGGCACTCTCTTGCGCCCGAACTTCTTCCGTGAGCCATGCGGGATCGCCATCGTCAGGTTGGCTCGCGGGCATGATAATCATCTCGCTCATGGGAACACCTTTCGGAACGCCACGAGGTCGCTGGGCAGAGCCATCCGAACAAGCAATTGCTTGTCGGTATCAATTGTTTCGACGCCGAAGTTGAAAGGTCCACGGTTACATTTCATGATCCAGTCCACCTTGTCGGAAACCACATTGCCCGTTCCCTTGGGATAGGCTTGCGCTGCCACAAACTGACCGTTTATCGTGGCGTGACGAAATTCGACCACAGGGCCGAGGACTATGATCGGAGCCATCCACGCGGGTTTGGAAACCCATGGGGTAGTGCGGGGCTGGATGATGTCGCGCCATTCGATGCTCATGCGCCCGCTCCCCGGTTCGAGAGAAACGCCGCTTCATCAGCTTCCGACTGGAACGCCGCCAGCACATCATAGCTATCGAGCAAAATGCCATCGCCCGTATCGCGCCGTGACCACCAGATCGAATAGCCGTTACGACAATTGGTAACGATCCAATCGATGACTTCGCCCACTGCGGAATAGTCACCGTCCTGTGTTCCAAATGCGAGATAGCCGCCAAGGGGATCGACACCCACTGCCAAGCAATCAACTGTGCCGATGACGTGAGACTTTGCGATGCGGCCATTGACCAGAACAACCGACCGGTGATGCCACTCACGGCTGATGGCTTGTGGGCATTCTGCTGGCATCCGGTTCAATGCCTCAAGCTCATCCTCGGCACCGCCGAAAATATCGTTCAAGGCTTCGACAAAATCCTCTGGATATGCCGACAGGGGAACTGCTGTGTCTGGACCGCCTTCGAAATCGTCACAGACGACGATTTGCGGCTCAGAAGGAATTTGGATTGGGGAACTGGTATTCATGCGGATTTGCCTTTCTCGGCAAAAACGCGCAGCTTATGTGGGGGATTTCGCTTCCGGGATTGGTCACGACACACCGACCACGCTTGCGCGTTGGTTGATTGTGTCGCTCCTCATCACTGGAACGTAACGGACCTTCAGGCATCCGCTGCGGGGTCTTCGACCCGAATATGTGGTCACGCTTTAGACGCGCGCCGCTCGCCACACGAGAGTTTTACTTAGGAGTGGTTTGTCGCTTGAAGCGCCGCCGCCTAAGGTCTCTCGAAGATGTGATGCCTAGCTAGACGTGGATGACAGAAATGGCAAGCAAAAAATGCTTGACTTTTCATTCTGATGGTTAACGGCCTCAGTGCGCCCAATACTATAAAGCATCGCCCCACGCGACGTTGCCGCATGACAATCTGTGGTGCTGATGGGCGACCGAAGCCGCCCATGACGTTCACATGCGACTTTTTATCCAGCCCATGATGCGATCATTATCGAAATCGTTGTCGGTCTGAACTGCTTCGATTTTACCAGTTGGGCTAGTAAGAACGGTGACGGTTACGCCATTTTCTGCTGCCCAGCTTTCAATTTCAGCTTTAGTCGGTGGCGTTGGGTTCACCATAATTAAATTATGGGAGCCAGTAGCGAAAGCGACCTGACGCGCCATTTTTTCCTTAAGCCGCTTCGCTGATAATGACATTTTGTCTCCAATTATTGTTTCGCCAAGCACGATAGTCCCGCCGATACCCAATGCTGATTAAAGACTGGTATCCACCCCGCTTATTTCGCCGGTCCTTTCCGCCAAGCGATACCATGCCGGTCGCACCAATCCCCGTATGTCGTGGCGCTGCCCTTGCTGATTTTCAGGTCGGGGTTCTGAAACCACATTTCCAGATTATAATCGGGGTTCTGCGCCATGACTGCGCGAATGAGCCGCCTGCCATCGGCGTCCCAATAACCCTTCGCTTCCACGATGCGCTTGTCTTCAACATGGACGAAATCCGGCAAATAGGTATGGGTGATCGTGTAGGTCAGCTTCAACGGCTCATAGGCGAACTCTGGGCCAAGCTGGGCAGCGCAGCGCGCTTCATAGGTGTTTCGATATTGGGTCATCGCATATTTACAGGGCCGACAGCGCCCCTCTGATGCCCGTGTCGCGTAGTCACAAAGGAGGGCGCACGTTGGCGCCCTCGTGTAAGTTGGTGGTCTGACGGGCTAGTTAGGCACCCTTGCTGGCCTTCCGGCGTCCCGCATAGTTGGCGGCGATCTTGTTAAGCTGCTCGTCCATCTGCCCTTTTTCGACATCGGCCACGATAGCTTCAATGACGGCGGGAAAATCCTTCGTGGGGATCAGAACGTCACGTTTACCGGGCAGCAATTCGACCGCCATGTTGCCCATACGAGCGCTGAACTTGGTCTGCTCTCCCTTCGTCTCGAAGTGCCGTTTGCCCTCTTTCTTGGCGTCCTTGAACAGCGCCAGTTGATTGCGGAGATTGCCGACGAACCGTTCGCGCGGCGTTGCCTTGCTGGACGAGGAAAAGTCCGAACCATCTACCGGCTTTACGATCTGCTTCCAGTTGGTCATTTGATCTACTCCAATGTGTAGCAGCACCTCGCTGCCCACACTGTATTGCGTCGTATGATCCCACAATCATCCACTTTATCACCAGACATATCACCTCTTTGATGTTGACAAACATCTAGGCACTGGTGGGCATCCAGAACGACACACTGCTCTCGGTAAATACCCGATGGCAAGAACGACAAAGACCGCGAAGCTCGCGACATCATCCGCACCAGCAGCGCCCACATTCACACTGAGGAAGCCTCAAGAGGGTTTGCTCAAACTGCTACAGAGCAATGTCCCGAACGTCCTTGCTGCCGGGTCCAGTCGTGTGGGCAAATCGTGGCTCTACATGATCTTCATACTACTGCTCTGCGAGGAATATCCGGGTAGCCGTCATGGTGTGTTCCGACGCAACCGCAATGCCTGTGAACGCAACCTCTTCAAGCTGACACTCTTTCAAGCCATGAACGCCCTTGGGCTATCGGGCTATCTCGCCAAGAGCATCGACAAGTCTGCGCTGTCTGTGACCTTCCCCAACGGCTCTGTGATATCGTTCGGTGGATTGGATGAGCATAACCGAGATCGCGAACTAGGAAGTGAATATCAGTCAATATGGATGAACGAAGTCAGTGAGTTCGAATATCAGGACGTAGAGTTTCTTAGGGGTCGTCTCTATGGCGAGATACCTCACAAGACGACCGGCGTTCCTCTCAAACACCGTATGCTCTTCGACTGTAACCCAGACACGTTTGATGACTGGGATTACAAGCTGTTCGTGCTGGGCATTCATCCACTCACGAAGGCACGCTTACAGCACCCTGAGGATTATGCCTATCATCAGATGATCACTGACGATCAGGAATATATCAGACGAAATGCTGACCAATCACCGGAATGGAAAGAACGCTTCATCTACGCCAATTGGCAATCCAGCAACCCCAACGCCCTGTTCCCGAAGAAGCATATCAACGATAACCGCTTTTATGGCGATCTATCTGAACTGCGCTTCAAGCATGTTGTGGTCGGTGTTGACCCTGCTGTGACCGCACACGAGAATAGCGACTACACCGGCATCGTCGTCGCAGGCATCACCTTCGAGGGCCACGCCTATGTATTGGCTGACCGATCAGTTCGCAAGCATGATTGGGAACAGGACGTGCTTCAAGCCTATGATGATTTCGAAGCGGATGAGATTGTCGCTGAACGAAACAACGGCGGTGATCTGGTCAAGAAGGTCATCTACCAAGCGCGAAACAATGTGAGTGTCACGCCTGTCTGGGCATCCCGTAGCAAGCAGATGCGCGCCAAGCCGATTGCTGACAAATATCGAGAGGGCCGCGTCCATCATGTTGGTGGCGATATGACGGAATTAGAAACCCAGATGTGCGCTTTCGATCCTGAGAAGAAAGATCGTTCCCCTGACAGATTGGACGCCTTAGTCTGGTCAATCTGGCGATTGTTCGAAATCGGCAATACGTCCGGTCCAGTGACCTACACGAGCGTGCCTCAACAAGGCTACTATCGCTGACCAGATAATCACCTGAACGGTTGATTTCCATTCCATAAGACGCATTGTTTCTGAGTGCCAATTAGTCACAGGAGACAGGCACATTATGGACTATCTGAAACTCATCCGTGAAAAAGACCTCCAACAGCTTGTTATAAATCGACAAGCGCAGCGCCCCGTCCAAGGGACTGCCAAAGAGATCAAATTCAAGCCGGTGGTGAAACTCCATATCCCCTACACATACTGCCTCTGGTTACTCAGTGAACTTGATGAGGATGGCATAGCTTTCGGGCTTTGCCAAATACATTGCGCTGAACTTGGATCGGTCTGGTTAGACGAGCTTCTCGATCTAGACATTGATGGATTGAAGGTCGTTCAGGACATCGCATTCCAACCGACAATGACAATCGGCGATTATGCCAAGAAGGCAAACCGCAACGGTGGATTGCTTCTACTATAAAGGAGAAAGAGCCAGTGGGCTTACGCTGACCCACTGGCTCTCTACTAGGAGTGGCCTAAGCTCTTTGGCCACATCTACTTATCAGTTCCACTGATGCGCTTTCCCGCGCCTACGAGCAGCCCTACATACTCATCGGTAAATACCTGAACAACAATTTCAGGTGCCGCATGACAGAACAAAACATACAGAGCGACAGGCTCAGTCGCCACGCTCCACAAGTTAAGAAGGTCCGAGATTTCGTAGCCGGTGAAAATGCCGTTAAAGCCGCTCTCGACCTCTACATGCCTGTTCCCAGTGTCGGCATGGACCCAAGGGGTCAGCCCTTCAAGAACTTCCTACGCAGGACATCTTTCTTCCCTGCCGCTGCTCGCGTTTTAGACGGATGCTTGAGCCTCGTGTTCCAAGAAGACCCCGTGCTGGTAAGCCCAACAGTCAGCGTCATCAAGGATAGCATCACCTATGATATGGAGAGCATCGAACTGTACAGTGAGAAGCTGATCAGCGAGACGCTTCAAACCAACTACACAATGATCGGCGTTGATGCTCCATCGGAAGCAGACAAGCCAGCGAACCTCAACGGAGCGAACGCTATTGATCTTGGCTATCACCCCTTCTTGGTTCTCTACCCCTTCGAAGCCATATTGGATCATGGCGTCGGTCGTGTGGGTGGTAAGCAGGTATTCAACTACATGAAACTCAGTGACGGTGAGAACGCCTATCGTGAACTGCGCCTAATCAACGGCATCTACACCGTTACGATCTACGAGCGTGAAGATGGCAAGGGTGAATACAAGGTCCGCACTGTCGTTCCGACCCGTGACGGAAAGCCACTGGACTTCATCCCATTCAAGCTGGTGACGACCAAGAAGAAGGATCGCTGGCCATCTAAGTCACTTCTCGATGACGTGGTGAACGTCAACTGTAACCACTACATTCTAGAGGGCGATCATGCGTCTGCGCTCTTCAACTGCGCTGGCCCACAGAAGGTCGTCGTTAATCCTGCTCAGAGGAAGGACGAAGAAGGCAACCCAATCCCGAACGTCTATCCAGCGGGTTCCGATCATATCTGGGAAATTCATGGCGCTGGCGGTGAAGGTCAGCAAGCCGGTGTCCACTTCCTCGAATTCTCAGGCACCAGCGTCGTGGCTATCCGTGAGCAGTTAAAGGAACTCAAGAGCCAGATGTCGGCACTTGGTTCCCGCATTCTACAGGACGAGAAGGCAGCACCAGAAGCCGCAGAAGCATTGGCTATCCGTCGCACCTCCGAAAACGCGGCAATTGTCACTCTCACCAATTCGGTCGCAAAGGACATGGAAGAAGTCCTGCGCTGGCTGTCGTGGTGGATGGGCGCAGCATCAAAGAATGATCCCGAAACCCGCTTTACCCTGAATGTCGATCTCGTCCCGGCGAAGCTGACGCCTCAGGAAGTTACCGAAATTCGTAACTTGAAGGCTGCTGGCCTCTACACCGAGAAGGAGGCTTTCTATGCCCTTCGCGCTGGTGGCTGGCAGGATGATACGCTCAAGTGGGAAGCCCATAAGGCAGAGATCGACGCAGAAGTCATCGACCTACCTCTAGCCCTGCCATCGACATCCGACACCGGGGCTGAATAATGTCTGTGAATGAGCGGCTACAAGATGCCGCAATTCGCCATGCCGTTGACGCCCAGCGTTATAGCCGTGGGCTTGCTGCCGATATTGTGGCCCTGCTCAACAGCGCAGATCAGGATTTGCTCGATAAATTGGCCGTCCGCCTCGTGCGAATTACCGAACGCGGCTTCGATACTGGCCCAGCGACGACGAAGCGCATCAAGGAAATGCTGGCCGATCTTCGCGTCATAAACAGCGCGGTTTATAAGAAGGTCGCAAATGCCCTGAATGACGAGCTGGCCGAGTTCGCACTCGTTGAAGCCGACTTTCAGGCATCGACCCTGACCAAGGCGCTACCCATTGAGATAGCCGCAACGGTCCCCGCCCCTGCCCTGCTGCGAAGCCTTGTTACGACCTCTCCCATGAAAGGCCATCTGCTCAAGCATTGGACAGACGGCATGGAAGCTGGCCGTATCGCGCGTATCGAAGGCGAAATTCGTGAGGGCATGGTTGCCGGTGAAGGCACGGACGCCATCGTGAGACGCATTAGGGGAACCAAGGCCAACGGTTATCGCGATGGCATCCTAGATATTAGCCGCCGATCCGCGCAATCCGTGGTGCGAACCGCAACCGCGCACGTCAGCAACGTGGCGGCGCAATCCACATGGGCGGCAAATTCCAATGTGGTCAAGGGATGGCAATTTCTGGCCACATTCGACAGCCGCACGACGATTACCTGCGCGGCTCTATCGGGCCAGGTCTTTCCCATTGGCGAAGGTCCAATGCCGCCAAGGCATGTCGGTTGCCGATCTCATTCCCTCCCTGTCACCAAGTCCTACCGCGAAATGGGCTTAGACCTCGATGACGTGCCGCCCGGTGATCGTGCGAGCATTGATGGCCAAGTGGCTGGTGATCTGCGCTTTGACGCTTGGCTCACAAAGAAGGGAGCAGCGACACAGGACGACATTCTCGGTCCAGTCCGCGCTCAGATGTTCCGTGAGGGCAAATTGAAATTGCCTGACCTGATCCGTGATGACGGGACGGTCTTGTCACTCGCTCAACTCCGCAAACGCCTCTCACTCAACTGACAGCGGTAAATAGAAGGCAACGGTTGGGCCGTTGCGAACACGCGGCAGGGCCGCACCCCTAAACAGGCTGGGCCTGAGAGGAATTATATGACCACTGAAACAACCACCGAAACCTCATCCGAGGACACATCGGGTCTCAAAAAGAATAATGCTGAACTCAAGCGTGAACGCGATGAGTGGAAGCGCAAAGCCGAAGCTGCTGAACGCGAAAAGACGGAAGCCGAAGAGAACGCTGCTAATGCTAACATGGACGAAGTAACCCGTCTCAAGAGCCAAATCACAAAGCTAACTGGTGATCTAGAAAAGGCCAACGGCAAAGCCGCTGATGCCACCAAGTCCTTTCATTCATACAAAGCTGAAACGGAAATCGCAAAGCTGCTGATCGCACATAAGGTCCAGCCTGATGATGCTCCGATGGTTTCTGCCTACATCAAGAGCATGATGGCTCTAGATGCCGATGGTCAGATGACCATTCAAGACCAATCCCCGGATGACTTTGGCAAAGCCTACTTTGCTGGCGCTGGCAAGCGATACACCGCAGCACCAGATAACAGCGGCGGCGGCTCAACCGGCTTCGACGGCACAAAGGCAAGCAAGTGGACAAAGGCTCCACAGACACCCGCAGAGTTTGATGAGTTTGACGCATTGCCCGACGCAGAGCGCAACGCAATCGCTGATAAGATCAACCGTCCAGACCTTCGCGTCTAAGGGCGTCCAGAGAAGGTCCACACAACCACATTGGTAAATATCCGGGAGAGCCAGAAACGCTCTCCCGGCTCTTCGTAACGGGCCGTGAAAACAGTCCGTAAGGAGAGAAAAGAATATGACAATCACGAACACCACAATTGCTGGTCTAGCTGGTTCGGAACGCAAGATGGACGTTCGCGTCTCGGTCATTGCTCAGGAAACCAACGAGCTTGTTCAGTCCGGTCTGACCGCTACCAGCGCAGAAGTTCAGGCACTTGCCAACGGCGGACCTCGCAAGGTCACGCTTGACTATCTCAAGCCAATTTCCGGTGAAGCATTCAACGTCACCACCGACAACATCAATCAGGAAGGCGACATTGGTTCGATTGAAGGCAGCACCTACAACGCAATGCGCCTTGATCTCAACTATGCGCTGGCAACTACTGACCTGACCCAGATTGTCACTCAGTATGGCAAGCAGGGCGATCTCGCTACTGCGCTGGCCGGTCATCGTAATGCGATCACCAAGTCCCTGTTCTTCTCTACCCTAGTCGGCGCTCGTGCTGCTCTTGCTGCCAATACAGCAATCACGCACACTGTTGCCACCGATTGGGACATGGCAGCGATCTATGACGCAATCGCAACTGGCGAAGAGTGGTCCTCGCTGTTCAACGTCATGGCAGTAAGCCACGGTCGTTATGCGAAGCTACAGGCTAAGAATGATGGCTTTGTTGCGCCTTCGGACGTCAACACCCGCTTTGCCACTTATCAGGGCTTCACTCTGCTCAAGACCAACAAGCTGACCGATGACGAAGTGATCGTTGGCCGCACCGGCTCTGTTGGCTATGGCGAAGGCACTGCCCAGCAGGCTTTTGAAATCGAGCGCAAGGCGAACGGCGCAAACGGCGGTGGTGGTGATATCCTTCACTCCCGCTTCTCGCGCACGATCTTCCCTCAGGGCATGTCCTACGAAGGCGGTATCCCAACTTCTGCTGCTCAGGTTAAGACTGTCCTCGAAGCAGCCGCAAGCTGGGAACAGGTTGCTCCTGACGCACAATTTGGGTTCAGGTTCATTTCGTTCACCGGCGTTTAATAGCCCACAACAGGACGGCCCTAGCGCTCTGCGCTGGGGCTTTCCCATGAGCGGTAAATACCTCGCAAACAGACGCGAGGTATCCAATGGCCATTACCCTTTTACAGATTAACGTGGTCCTAGCCGCTCGTGGCAAAGACGCCGTTGAGGCATCGCAGCTTCACGAAGCCTTGGACTATGCCCTTGGCGTCTATGGCATCCCGTCAACGATCCTGAACGCCGACGAGCCATCAGAACGCCTGATCCTTGGTATTGCGCTACTCGCCGCACAGGCACCCTTCCCTATCGCCGTGACCGCCGCGCTGATCAGCAGCGAGATTAAAGCCGCGTCCGGCGCAAGCGTGAAGAAGGAATTTGCCGACACCCCTGCTGATCCTTACCCCGTAATATCCGGCCTTTTAGCGCCATTCAGCGCAACCGCGCAGCCAAGGGGCATCTCGTTCGGAATTAGCAGCCGATGAGCGTTTATTCGGATTTGAGGGCCGCTGTAGGGCCGGGTAGCGAGATTGAGGCGACCTTTGGCGTCCCTGCGATCCTGACGCGCACGACTGGCGGCATCAAAGACCCCGATACCGGCAAGGTGTCGAGCAAAACAGTCACTCCACATAATGTGAATGTCGCCAAGCGCACGGTCAAGATCACCGTTGAGGGCGGCGGCAAAGCGGAAGCAACCGCGTTCGATATGTGGTTCGAACCCCTACCCGGTGATGTCATCACGCTTGCGGGCAAATCATATCGCGTTGGATCGGTTGAAGCCGACGAACCTGATGGCATCCCGATTGGCTGGCTCGCGATAGTGGGGTCAGGATCATGAAGATAGATTTCAGTGACCTGCTCGATGGATTGGAAGAGGACATTGCTCTGACGGAACAGCAGCTTCTCGAATATGTCCAGAAAACCACCTTGGACGCACAACGCGACCTCATTCTAGCAACACCTGTCAAAGACGGCACTGCTCGACGTGGATGGGTTTCCACTACACCCACGAAGCCATACGAACCCGGCATAGTCGAGAACAATGTCGAATATATCGGTCGGCTTAATGACGGCTCTAGTCGCCAATCACCTGCGAATTTCGTGGAGAATGTCTGTGAAAGATACAACAGCACAAAGGACTAACCCATGCTCAATGACGACCGCGTAGCACTCAACAGGAAGATGCGCCTGTCACTCGCAGCATCGGCTCCTGACCTCACCTTCTACATCTCAGATGACGACTATGAAATTGATGAAAACTCTATGTCATGCGTTTTCACATTCAACCCTGATAGCACGACTATCGCGTCCATCGGCCAGACAACCCGCTGGAAGCAAATGGGCATCGCCACACTTCAGATCAATCAGCCCAAAAGCCTCGTCATTCAGGCCGACGAACTGAACGCTTGGGATATAGCCGATTTAGGCATGACCGCATTCAAGGGCTGGCGTAGCGATGACTTCGCAACAGAGGTTTACAAGTTCAACGTCCAGCGAGTTCCAGATGACAAGTATCTGCGAATTAATCTGTTGATCTACTGGCGTTCAAACAGGCCATAATATCACGTCCAAAACGCCTCTCAGCACTCTTCACGGTAAATATCAGCAGAGGGGCCATCGCAGCCTCCTGAGAAAACCAATTTGGAGAAACGCTGATGGCATTTATCAATTCCAATTCCGTTAAGACAACTATCGTCAAGGAAGTGGTAGAAGGAACGGTTCCTACAACTGGCAACCGTCTAGAACTTCCACGCAAGCAGGGTTCTGCTCTGCCGACCGTAAATGGCGGTGAAGTTACATCTGACACAATCCGTCCTGGCCTAAACGCCAATGGCTCCCGTCGCGGCAATCAGTCCGTAAGTGTTCCTATCGAACTCAACGCTATCACGGCAGATTGTGTGGACCTTCTGCTTGAAAGCGCACTTGGAGGCACCTTTGATACCGATGTCCTAAAAGCAGGTTCCGTTGGTCCGACTTTCAGCCACATCACTGAACTGACATCAAACGAGTTTTTGATCACCAGTGGTATCGCGGTTACTGACTTCACGCTAACTGCTGAAGCTGCTGGCGCGGTCACAATGTCGTTCAGCGCAACCGGACAGAAGCAGGTTAAGGCAACTACCGTTGCTGGCACGTTGACTAACGTATCCGTTCCAGACACAGCCTATGAATATCAGGGCGCAGAAGTCCTCAACGTCACTGCCGCTGGTTCGACCGCACTCAACTATAGCAATCTGGCTATGAACATCGCTGCGCCTAAGAACCCTCGCAATGTGCTTTCGAGCAACACGCCAAAGGGTATGACGGCTTCGGGCCTACGCGCCAGCACTCTAACCCTGACCGTCTACCGCGAAACTGGTGTTGATTATGCGGCTCTCTTCAATGGCGAAATTCAGCCTTTCTCGTTCGAACTGGGTCTTCCAACATATGGCCGCAAGTTCACGCTCCACGGTAACGCTTCTGTTCCTCAAGACGACACACAGGATGACATGATGATTACGATCACTGTCACTGGCGCTTATGTGACTTCGGAAGCAACCTCGCTCAAGATCGAGAAGCTCTAAGCTCTGTAGTTCTCCTTCATCAACGGCAGAGCGGTTGGGCAGTCTCGGAAACGGGACTGCTCAATCATGTCTGCTGAATAAATACTGGACCGATGAATGAGGAGAACAACAATATGACAATCACATTTCCAAAGCGCTTTGACGAGAACGAAGCAAAGAAGGGCGTCTGGTTCGACGTTTACGACGAGCATGACAACTTCTACGGCTCCTATCTGTGCCGCCTCTATGACAATCATAACCCAATCACAAAGATGCTGGTTGAGAAGTATAACCGCGGCATTGAGTGGCAAGGAAGTCAGCGAAGATGAACGCGGCGCGCATTTCCTTGTTCACACCATTCTGATGGATTGGAAGTTGAAGGATGACGCTGGCAAGGCAGTCGCTTATTCGCCAGAAAAGGCCGTCGAGGTTCTAGGCACTACTGACGCTCAGTTCGTTGTCGAGTTCCTATTCAAGTGCGCGAAGAACACGGCCAACTTCCGTGGTGCTGATGACGCAGAAGCTGCTCAGGGTGAAGTAGCAAAAAACTAACAGAGTTCCTGTCTTGGTATCTCAAGGGTGGCGAGCGTCTCATTATCGACGCCGCTGCCCAGCCCAATAACACGTTCTTCCAGAACCAGTTAGAGATGGCACCCAAGCAGGAACATGACCTCTACTGGGATGCTTTCTGGGAACTTCACACCGAGCGCAATTTCGGAATGGGCTTTGGTCCTATCCCAGTGAGCATGATGTGGGCTTACACAAAGTCCTATGAGATGTGTCCCATAGAGAGCCGCGCATTCGTCTATATCATGCGCGCACTGGATAACACCTTCTTGTCACATCAGAACGCATCAAAGAGCAAGTCTGCGAAGAAGTAGAGCCGCAGACTTGCCCCTGCCTCATGTCCAAACCCCGTTAAATAACGGAGCGATGACCATCAGTGAGGCGAAATAATATAAGTGGAAACAGCTAGAACAATTCGTGTCACTATCGACAACTCAGACGCAAAGCGAGGTGCGGCTGAACTTCGTAATGAACTGAAAAGTCTCAGTGGTCAGGCTAGTTCCACTGCTCGCGGCCAGAGCGATCTAACCCGCGCAGCGAACGACAACACCCGCGCATTCAATCAAACTGCCCGTGCCGCCAATGAGAGCGGTCGAGCAATGAACACCCTCAACACCGCAATCAAGGGCTTTGTGGCTCTAGGCACGGCCAAGGTCATTATCGGGCTGGCTGATAGCTTCACGCGCTTTACCAACTCCCTCCGCGTTGCTGGTGTAGAAGGTGACAATCAACGTCTCGTCATCGACAAGCTATTCGCGTCCGCACAGAAATACGGTGTCCAGCTTGAAGCCATGAGCGCCCTCTATGGCAAAGCGTCACAGGCTCAGAAAAGCCTCAACGCCAGCCAAGGCGATCTTCTCAAGTTCAGCAACGGTGTCGCGGCAGCGCTCAAGGTCCAAGGTGGAACGGTCGAAAGCGCAGCAGGCGCTCTTCACCAGCTTGGTCAGGCCATCACGGGCAATAAAATCCAAGCGGAAGAATATAACTCCATCCTTGATGGCGCTTATCCCATTCTACAGGCGGTCGCCGCTGGATCGGACAAATATAAGGGCAGCGTCGCCGCTCTGACCAAAGAGGTCAAAGCTGGAAACGTCACTTCCAAGCAATTCTTCGAGGATTTCCTAAAGGGTAGCGCCTCGCTTGAGGAGCGCGCTGCCAAGTCCAACTTCACTGTCGCGGCTTCGTGGCAAGTTCTCACCAACGCGGTGACGAAATATCTGGGTGAAGCCGATCAGGCGAATGTCGTATCCGGCACGCTCGGCGGCGCTATTCGCGGCCTTGGCGATAATCTCGGCACCATCGTGCCAATCGTCACCAGCCTCGGCCTGGCGCTCGGTGTGGGCTTTGTTGCTCGTGCTGTCGCTGCCAGCGTAGCTGCTACCGGCGCTGCCACGACCATGGGCGCAATGGCCGTCGCTGCTCGTGGTGCTGGTGCGGCCCTGATGGGCGCATTTGGTGGCCCGATCGGTATGGCAATTACCGGCGTGAGTTTGTTGCTCGTCGGCCTGTTCAACGACAGCCAGAGCGCAACAGCAGCCTTTGAAGCCAATGCCATCGCTGCCGACAAATTCGGCGTGAAGCTGAGTGATGTATCCAAGGCAGCAGCTTCGGCATCGACGGAAACACGAGGCGTCGGCACGGGTGCCGCTGGTGCTGAACCGGCAATCTGGTCGTTCGCCAATGCGTCGGGCAATCTAACCAAACAGCTATGGGAACAGGCAAAGGCTGCTCGTGCTGCCCGTGTGGAATTACTGGGCAAGCAATTAGCTGATGCCAACGGACGCATCGCAACGGGTCAGGACGCCACTTGGGAAGGCTCCCGCCGAAATAGCCGCGCATCGTGGGATGCCCTCAAGCAGGGCGATGTCATGGAAGGCGTTTCGCTGGGATGGAAGAGCGTCAAGTCTGATGCCCGCTATGCTCTATCGGGTGGTCGCACTGATCGAGAAGGCCGCGCACTGGTCGCAGATAGCGGTAAGGTCGCTGGTGCGATCCAGAAGCAGATCGACGCCCTGACCAATAGCCCAATCGGCAAATCGGATCTTCCCGGCGGTGGTGGCGCTGTTGCCTCCCCTGCTGGTGGCAAGAAAGATGGCGGCAAATCGAGCGCAGCCACGGAAGCCGAACGCAAAGCAAAGGCACAAACTGAGTTTTGGAAGGGGCTGGAGAAGGAAGTTGAGCTTTCGGCTGTTACGACCCAGCAAGCCGAAGTCCGCCGCAAGGAAATGGAAATTGAGGCTTTAACGGGCAAAAAGATCGCTGACATCGACGCAGAGCGCGTGAAGGCAGGTCAGAAGACTGTTGCGGCACTCGTCCAGCAGCGCGAGATTAATCAAATCGTCGCACAGGCCAATGAACAGCATCGCGTGAAGATGCTCGACTTGGCAGATGAGCAGACACTTCTAGACCTCAAGCGCAACGGCGCAACTGAGGAACAGATTGCCATCGAAAAAACGGCGCTGGAAGTCGCAAATGCGCTCAAGAAGGCCAATCTGGTAATTGACGATGCTACATTAAAGACACTCACAGATCAGGTTCGCGAAGAAGCGAAGCGTAGCGCCGAAATTGCCAAGCAGAATAAATTGCTCACAGATGGAAAAGCAGCGGCAGAAGAATACTCTACCAGCTATGCGGCATCACAACAGGCAAAGAGTTTTGCCGATAAGCGCGCTGGTCTGGACGCCCTTTACAACGGCGGCAGCAATCCTGACTTCACCAAGCAGATGTATGATGACGCCCTAAAGGGTTTGTCAAAGGCAGTCGATCAGGCAGCGCGACAAGGCTCAACCGCGATGGCGCAGCATTGGGGCGACACGATCTCTGACTTGGGCGATCAAATCAGCGGCAAATGGGGCGCGGCTTTCAACAAAATCGGACAGGCCATTCAGAGCATGGTCGCTGCTACGCAGGGCGACTTCTCACAGGGTGGTATCCTTGGCAGCATTGCTCAACTGCTGGGCAAAAAGGTCGGCCCCGGTGGATCGATCATCAACAATGCTTTCGGTGATGCGGTCCAAGGCGGGGCAACCAATTTCCAAGCCCAGCTATTCGGCGGCAAGGATAGCGATGGAAAGCTCATAAAGTCGGTATTCAGCGATCCGCTGAAATCCCTCTCCACATCTTTTGGCTCATTCAAGGATGCGTTCGACCCGGCAAAGGGCGGCGGCTTCGTGAAAGGCATCGGCAACGCGGTCGGTGGGGCAATGGCAGGCGCTCAAATGGGTAGCCAGATTGCCGGTGTCGGTAAAATGCTTTGGGGCAAGTTCAGCACAACCGGATCGCAGATCGGTGGCGCGCTGGGTAGCTTTGGCGGGCCAATCGGATCGGCAATCGGCTCCTTGCTCGGCGGCACAATCGGCGGCCTGCTGAAAAAGACAAAATACGGCA